CCAGTGGCCACGTTACGGCGAAGGCTGGCGATCTTGCCCTTAGTGATCTTGTCGGCAGCGGCTTTCGACAGGATGCCCGCCACCGGGACAGTCGCCATTAACGGGTTCATGGCAGTCCCGCCGATGCCGAGCGCCGCCATGAGGCCGTTGCCACTCGGGCTGAGCTTGCCAACAAGTCGGAGCAGTTCTTCGCCCTTGCCCTGCTTAACGACGGCTTCCATCTCCTTGATTTCAGCGGCCGTGAAGGCCGATCGGTCGCGATCATTGAGAAGGATGCGCTTCAGCTCCTGCCGGATGGCGTTGTTGATGTTGCCGCCAGAGCCGGTCGCGGAGGTCTTGAGGTCGGCCGCATAGATAGCGTCCTCGATCAGTTCGGTCTTGCGGAACCGGGTGTTCAACTCGCGTGCGGTCGTGATGGCCGTTGCCGCATCGTCAGCGCTACCGGACGACACCGAACCGGGGCCAGCCTTCGCAATGAAATCGTCAATCTGGCCAATGATGACCTTGCCGAAGTGCTGTTCGGCCTCGTCGCTCGAGCGCAGCAAGTCGCGGCGTACTTCCTGCCGAAGCTGGTCGAGTTCCGTGAGGGTCAGCCCGTTCTTGCCGCGGGTCTTCATGTCTTCTACGAAGGAGAATGCCTTGGGATGGCGGGTCGGGCTGATATTGTCGGCCTTGACCGCAGCGTCGACATTGCCCACGAGCCCGCCATAGGCCTTGGGCGTGTACTTCACTCCCAGCGCGTCAGCCTGCTTATAGGCGGCGTCCTTCATCATCTTCAGGTCGTCAGCGGTGGGGGCCTGCCCAGCCGCCGCACGCTTCATGCCCCCGAGCGCTCCCGCGCCAAAGCCGCCAACCATCTGCCCTGCGAACTCCGCCAGCGGGTTGCCAGGGAAGGCCTGCTCCGCAACCGCCGCGCCAGTGCCAGAGCCGATTGCGCCCTTGAGTGTGTTCCCGATGACTGCCGCAGGCTTTGCCGCCTTGTTCGCTAGCGTCAGCCCCGGAATGAGAGATGCGCCAACCTCTTCACCTACGCGGCGCACGATCTGCTTCCCCATGTCGTCCGAAGGCGGGGCCATCGTCGGGGCAAACGTTTCCTTGATCATTTCGGAACCAAGGAACGGCTTGTCGGACGGCTTGAAGTCGGTCCCGGCTACCGCATTGATGCCGGCCATAGCCGGGGCGATGAGATAGTCGTTCATGGCATCGACCGGGAAGCCGGCCATGTTATAGATGCCTTCGTTGACGCCTGAAATGCCCTGCGACACATAGTCGACGGTTTCGCTGGCAAGCGTCTTCTTCGGCTTGGGTTTGGCTGACTGGACCTCCTTCGGATACTTGCTCTCGATGAGGGCCTTGATCTCTTCGTCTGGCATGTCAGCGGGGAACGCCACGACCTTGCCGTCCGGCATCTTGACCTTCTTGCGATTGTCGACCTGCGGCTTGACCGGCAGGCCGTCCGCCCCGAGTTCGTCAGCCATCAGTCGCCCCAGTCCATTTCGGTCCAGTCGATCACGCCATCATCGGCCGGCGTAGCAGCAGGGGTGTCGGTCGACGGCTGGCCTCCGAAGTCTTTGGCAAAGGCCGCCTGACGCTCTGCCAGAACTTCCGCCTGCAGGGTCTTGATGCGGGCAAGATTGGCCTTGAACTGCTCTGCCGACTGCCCCTGAGCGGTTGCGCCATTGACCGCCTGCAGCAGCGCAGTCTCCTTGTCGCTGATCGCACCAAGAGCGCCGCCCGTTGGCGAGTTGTTGCGCATTTCCTGCAGCTTGTCGAAGCCGATATTGGACTGGATCGTCAGCAGGGTTTGGGCAAGGTCGTAAGCCGGGGTTCCGGGAACAGCCTTCGACAGATCGCCAAGAAAGCCTGTCGTGAACAGGCCGTTCTCATCGGCGGCGGCAATCGCCTTATCGATGTCGGCCGCAACCATCGTGGATTGACGTTCGAGGGAACTGAGCGCCCCGGCCGCCTTCCGTGCTTTTTCCGGCTTCGCGACGTCAAGCTCAGCCTGCCCCTTGCCGATGCCGGTGTCGTAGGCAGCGCCCTGATTGTCGATTGGCGTCGGTGCCGCATCGGCCGGGGTGCCGCCGAACTTGTCCTTGGGGATGAAGCTGGTTTCGGTGTTGAGCTGCGTGACGGGGATAGCGGGCTCTGCCCCATCCGGCAGAGCTACTGGTTTGAACGTGCCTTTGTTGCCGAGCTGGCCGAACTGGATGCTGGTCTTCTTGGTCACGGGGTCGGTGACCTTGTAATAGGTCGGCTGCATGGCGAAAGTTTCGCCGTCCGCCGTTGTGGCGGTCCCGTCGCCAGCCTTGTTGCGGTAATCCCCCACAACCTCGTACGTTTTCTTGTCCACCAACTGGTTGTTGATCTCCATCGGCGCTTTCGCCGCAGCCTGCGCGGCAGCGAGTTCCTGCTCAAACTGCGCCTTGGCCATCTCGAACTTCGCCTGGTCCCGCACATTGGCCAGCACGTTCAGCGAGCCCTTGGTGATCGTGCGCAGTAGCTCCGGGTTCTGCTGCAGCTTGGCCTTGAGCGGGCTATCCCCCATCATGTCGAGGGCCTGCGCCAGATACTCCTGATTGATCTCGCCATCGGGGTTGCCCCCCATGATGCCAAGCCCGAGCTGCGCATACTGTTCAAGCTGCGCGGCTTCCTGCGCCATGCGCGCGCCGTGCTGGTTGATCGCGTTGGTCTGCGAAGCCTGAAACGCCTGAACGCCGTTGTTCTCGGGCGTGGCAATCGACAGGGCAGCAAGTGTGTTTCCAGCCATCGCTTACCCCTGATACTGCCAGTTTTGGTTGTAGTTGCCGAGCATCGAGCCCATGTTGTTGGCGAAGCTGTTCATTCCGCCAATCCACGAGTTCGCCGCACCGGCATAGCCCGAAGCCCGAGCCGCACCGGCATCCTGCAGAAGCTGGCCCTGGTTGAGCACCGAGTTCTGCGTCATGGCATTGGTCTGGTTGACCTGGTTCTGCCCAACGCCAGCGAGGCCGGAGAGCTTGCCGGTGTAGTTGTTGTATTCCTGATTGGCCAAACCCGAGCGCACCTTCGTCAGGGCCTTGAGCGCGGCGCCGGAGTTCTTCATGCCGAGAGCGGCAAGGTTGTTCACCGCGCCCTTTTCGGCTTCCTGAACCTGGTACTTGTAGCCGGGGGTTTCCTTGAACTGGCTTTGGAAGCCGGGGCCGCCCATGCCAAGCTCGCCCTGGTACTGCTGCAGGGCGGCCTTGCCCGCCTGAAGCCACGGGGCCGCGTCTAGACGAGCCTGTGCGGTCGTCGCCTTCTGAAGCTCCAGTGCATCGCGCGCGACCTTCTCCTGACTGTCCGCCGCCTTGTTGGCCGCGCTCGAGCCGAAGAGGCCGGATAGGATAGACGCGCCGCCCCCGATGAGGGCCGCGAGAGTGAGCGGGTCCATATAGAGGCTCCTTAGGAGATGATGGCGCGATCCTGTGCGCGCAACCAATTCGTGCCGTTGCTGAAGGCCACCGTTGCGCCACCGACTTCGTTGCTGACGTAGATGATCGCGCCGGTATAGTCGGCGGCCGCCGGCACACCGGCTACGGTGTAACTGGCGAGATTGATCGGCCCGGTCGTTTCCATGCTTCCATCGATGGAGACATACCGTTCATCGCCAATCGAGGTCGTCACGATGTCAGCCAGTGCCACCCCGTCCACGAGGTCGCCATTACTCCACAGCGGGACGTAGTTCGTTGTCCCCGGCGTCGGTGCGGTCACGACGCCGTCCCCGTCACCGGTTGGCTCTGCCATGGCGCTCGAGGGAATGTTCGAGAACGTATTGCTTGCCCCGCTGATGGACTTGTTCGTCAGCGTTTGGATGCCGTCGATGGTAAGGACCGCGCCGACGCCATTCACAGCGTCTACGATGAACTGGAACAACAGCGTTCCTTCGCGGGTGGGCCGGCCAGTTCTTGGATCAATGAGTTGGCTATTGGAAGAGTAGGCTACGAGGGTCAATCCGACTCCGCCTCCCCTTCCACCAGCACCGACATGATCGAGAACCGGCAGTCGTCGGTCATACTGAATTCAATGGTCGGTCGCGGCCCGCTTCCATTGTTCCGCCACACCGCCCGATGCTTGTATTCGCCGGTCAGCCCGAGGGTGCGGGTGCGGATTTGCCCGTAGGTTTCCCCATCGGGCGCGAACCGCATCATCACGTTTGGCGTCACGTTGATCGGCGCCCGGCCGACCTCGGCGTCCAGAAGGACCTTGGTGATCGCCACGTTGCGGCCGTTGCCATCCCCAGGCGCACCACGAGCCAGACGGCGCATGATGCCGCTCTCGTCGGTGTTCAGGCTTTCGTCCAGCGTCACCAGCCCCGTGGGGGTGGAGAAGTACCGGCTATAGCCCCCGGCCGACCCCATGATCTGCCAGTCCGAATAGCCGTAGGTTTCGCAGCGGTTCCACAGGTTGGTGGCAAGGTTGAGCTGCATCGCCAGTTCATTCGGGCAGCGCAGGACGATGAATTTCTGCCCGCCCGAGGTGTAGGAGAACATCTCCATGTCATCGATCGACGCCTGCGAGACAGCCAGCAGAGCCCGTTCCACCGCGCCATTGGAGATGCGAACGGGGCGGTATCCCTCAAGGCGGTAGACGACCCGATCCTCGCCCGTAAACACGATGGTGTTGTCTTCCGAGCAGATGGCGTTCTCGGCGGCAAGCCCGCGCTGGATCTGCGAATTGACCAGCGGCTGGAACGGGAAATCGCTCGCCCCCGTCAACTGCCACACTTCAATGGTGCGCGTACCGCACAGGAATGCCTGGTTGTGGTCGATGAATACCCTGACGAGCGGGTCGGGGTGAGCTTCCGCCGTGGCGAAATCCAAGGCATCGACCGAGGTGAAATCATTGACCGCGGTGATGTACCACTGGCCGGTTCCGGGCACCGAAAAGATGCCGAACCCGCCCTGATAGGCCAGCGGCCCGACCGGCACGCTGCCCGGCGTGGTGATCGTCGCTATGGACGCGCCGTTCCAGACATAGCCGCTGGAACCGTCCGAAATGAAGGCGTCCCCATTGTCGTTGAAGATGATCCAGCACCGGCCCGAGGAACTGGTGATCGTCCCCAGCGAGGTCAGCGTTGTGCCGTCGAAGCGGTAGAACGTGTTACCGATGACGAGGTAGTCGTACCCATCCCCGTCGTTGTATTCATGCGCCCGCTTGGTGCCGGTGTTGGCGAGCAGGCGACGAAGCCCGGCCCGCTGGCGGCGGATGAGGCGTTTCCGGCCACCGACCTCCGCCTCGGCATACATGTTGATGAGCGTCTCGCGGCTGTTCTGGGTGACGGAGCTTTCGCCCATCTGCACCGCGAAGGGGAGTTCGATTTCCATCAGCGGGGCCGCGGATACTGCGCTGGGAGAACGAAGATCGACGCCTCGCCCTCGGACTGGTCGAAGCTCTTCACGCTGTCATAGGCAGCAGCGGCCTTGGCCTTGATGTCCTCATAGCGTGGGGTCCCGGTCTTGCCGTAGATCGGTCCCAGCATGACCGCGAGGCCGTGGGTGATCGCCAGATACCATTCCTGCGGGAGGTCGAAGTTGTTCGCCGTGGCGTCCATGTCCATGATGCGGCGGCGGTAGGTGAACTTCAGAGTTCCCGCCGTGCTGTCGGGCGCCGGCCATACATAGACCGTGCCTCCGTCGCGCTGGCGGTCGTAGTACCACTGGGTCGGGTAGCCCTGCACCGTCTTGTTGGGGATGGCGTAGTAGTCGGGGCGGCTGAGCCTGAACATCGGCAGGTCGATGGAACTGCGGGTGATCCGCATGTCCTCGATGTCGAGCGGAACGGTGGTGAAGGAGCCACCGGAGCCAACCACGTAGTCAACGTCGCCCTGAGCGAGGGTGATGGTCCCCTCCGTCTTGGTCCACGCCATGACGCCATCGGCTTCCCAGCTCTTGAGCATCATGTTGAGGAAGGTGAGTCCGCGCTCGAGTTCGACCTGAGACAGCGGCTCTTCCTCGGCACGCACGCCGAGCAGGTCGCGCGCAACCTGGATTGCGTCATTGGCGGTGAGTGCGAAGTCTGTCGAGCCTGAAACAGCCATTATAGGTCGTCCGCCTGCACTTCGTT